CTCGGCGGCAGTTCAGTAAGACTGGTCGCCGGGCGTGTGTCACGATGGGCCGGAAAATGGCAATCCATTCTCATCGATTCCCTCGACCGCGTGTACGACTTCGTTATCGCTGACGGTATCGCCAAGGGCAAGATTCCCGATGACCCGGACTTCAACCGCAAGTCATGGATTACTCCCCGCGACATCACGGTGGACGCTGGCCGCGAAGCCTCGCAAGACCGTGCCGACCTGCAGATGGGTCTGACCACCGCCGCTGCCATCCTAGGCAAGAAGGGCGTCACCTTTGACGACACGCTGGAAGCCCTAGCGGTCGAAGCTGAGAAGCGCGTCCAGAAAGCCAAGGACCGTGGCCTTCCGCTTTGGATGCTCTACCAATCTCAGTTCAACTGGCTACAGCAGGGACAGGCTTCCAGCCAGACCCCTACTGACGTTGCCGACAACCTCGACCTCCCTCCTCCCCCCTCTACCCCATGAAGTGTATCATTGATGGCCTGTCCGGTGAACCGATGCTCTGCGACCCGATCAAGGCCGCGAACCATCTGAAGTACGCCGAGAAGTACGGCGTTATCGACGGCGTGCTCGATATGTTCTTCAACCCAATCGTGAAGCCCTACGTTACCCAGGGCGGTACGGCAGTAATCCCTGTGCAGGGTTTCCTAGCAATGGGCCTAACCAAGTTCGACAAGATGACCGGAGCCTCGGACATGGGCGACATCAGCGACGCAATCGACGAGATGCTCGCTAACCCTGCGGTCAAGCGCATTGCCTTTGAGATTGATTCGCCCGGTGGCACGGTGGTCGGTACGCCCGAACTCGCCGACAAGATTGCGAGCATCCCCCTGCCGACGATGTCCTATGCCCGCAAGCTCATGGCCTCCGGCGCATATTATACGGCCAGTCAGGCCGACTACGTCCTTGCCAGCCCCTCGGCGGTCGTGGGTTCCATCGGTGTGATCGCCGTGGATGAGTCCTACGAAGAAGCCTTCAAGAACATGGGCATCAAGGTCGAGGTGTTCCGCTCTGGTAAATACAAGGCGCCGAACATCGCAGGCGAAGGCTACACCGAAGAGATGCGCGAAATGGAAAACGAAACCATCGAAGCCATGCATGAAGAGTTTAAGCAGACCGTCCTCCGTAAGCGCTCGATGGCGAGCCGCGACGACATGGAAGGCCAAGTGTTCACTGGCCGCGAAGCCGCCAACAAGAACCTGATCACCGGCCTTGCCTCATCCTTTGCCGAAGCCCTTGTGGCTTTCGAGCAAGACGCATAACCTTACCCACCCCGCAATAGTATATATGACCATAGAAGAACGCTTCAAGGCCGCCGAGGCCGCTGTCGTCTCCCTTACCGCCGAACGCGACGACCTCCGCAAGACGGTCGAAGCCTCTGTCGTTGACGTGTCCGCTGAACTCGACGCCCTCAAGGTCGAGTCCGCTGCCCACGCTCAGAAGGTTCAGGAGCTGGAAGCCGAACTCGCCGCCGCCAACGCTAAGAACGCCGAGCTGGAAGCCTCCAAGGCTACCGCCTCCATCGAAGCCGCGGTCATTCTCGCCTCTTCTGGCGTGGCCCCTGTCGCCGCTCCTGTCGCCCAGGCTGTCGTCGGCTCCATCTGCGAGCAGTATGCCGCGATGCCTGTCGGTGCTGAACGCCGCGCCTTCTTCAAGAAGCACAAGGCTGTCCTCTTTTCCGCTAAATAATCTCTACCCCCCAAATATAACACACTATGGCTAACACCATCAACAGCGCTCTGATCGTCGATACCGTCGCCGAACTCAGCCTCACGTCCCTCTCGAACCGCCTCGCCGGCCTCGCTAACTTCTCCTCCGACTTCTCGTCTGATGTGAAGCGCCCGATGGACGTCGTTCAGGTGGCTCTCTCCACCGCTGGCAGCACCACGCTGACCAACCCGACCTCGTTCAACAGCATCGGCGCGTCCACCCTCGGTGCGACTGCCGTTACGATGGCCCACCTCTACCAGCCGTTCGGTCTCTCCTACGCTGACATCCAGAACGGCATCCGTCTGGAGAAGATTCTGAAGATCAACATGGACAAGCTGGCCGACTCCATCTGGGCCGCCGCCACCGCTCCTATCACGGTTGCTAACTTCGGCGCTGCCACCGTCACCGGTGCTGACTCGACTGTTACCCCTGGCTCTGCTCAGCTCCGCGCTCTCTGGGCTGGCGTCTCCAAGGCTGGTCGCAAGACCCTGATCGTGAACCCGGGCATCTACTCCCAGCTTATCCCGACCTCCACGACTGGCCTGCCTCTCTCGGCTGGTGCTTACGGTTTCGACGGTGGCGTTTTCTACGCTAACCTCTTCCCCTCTGAGGCCAACCTCTCTGGTTTCGCCTGCAGTTCCGAAGCCATCGCCCTGGCGAGCGCGGCCCCTTCCTTCGAGAACGTCGGCAGCGACTTCCTCGTGAGCGAAGTCGTCCCGATCGAAGGTCTCGGTATCTCGGTCTACTACAACGTCTGGTCTGACCCCACCACTCGTAACCTCGTCGGCTCGATGGAGCTGATGTTCGGTGCGAACAAGGGCATCACGACTGGTACGATCGCCTCCGTCTACAGCGCCTAATCTGGGCTGACGGCCTAAGACAGCCCCCAGCAATGGGGGCTTTTTTGTATCTCCAATTCCCTACCCTCCCAACACATGAGCATTTACGATACATTCCTTCCCGATTTTCAAGGTCTACTAGCCGATATAGGCGTCCCGGCTACGGTCGGTGCTAACCTGTTCCTCGTCGGACTGTCCCGCCCGATGAACACCCCTAAGTTTGACTCTGGGGGCTTCGTTGACCAGAAGATGTGGACGGTGCGTTTCGCCGCCGCTACGGCCCCTTGGACGGCTTCTGATGGCCGGGTAGGGGGTCAGGTCGCTACCTTGGCCGCAGGGGTTCCTATCGCCTCCCTGGGCGAAGGTAAGAAACTGACGGTTAACGGTCAGGTGCTCCGAATCAAGGGCCAGTCCTACAAACAGACTTCAGCCGTCATCGAGCTAGAGTGCATCGACGATAACCAGTAATGGCCGAGAAAAGCACACGGATTGAGCCTAAGTCAAAGGCCGACTTTGATAAGGCTATTTCCGACTTCGCTAAGGAAGTAAAGGTCGAGGTTAGCATCATCACTAACGAGCAGATGCGTCTGATGTGCCGGGACGCTATGATCTTCACTCCCCCAATGCTGAAGGGCGGGGGTCAGGGTCTAAGCCCTAAAGCCCTTACCGCAGGCATGGGCAAACTGTCTAAGGACGTTAAGCGCATCTTTATCCCGATGGACCAGGGCGTAAGGTCAAAGGGCGTATTCCTCCGGCAAGTCATTAACGCGGTGCAAGGCACTGGCCCTAGCGGTCGCTCCTGGATGGACTTCATCGCCCTGCAGCCGACAGAGAAGAATATCAAGGGCCTATCCCCGGTCATGCGTAAGATTATGCAGGACAGCGACACGCGCCGAGCCTACGCCAAGGCTCAGAACTATCTAAGCAAAGCCCGGGCAGATGGCAGTATTCGTCCTATCCTTGGCCCGACTAACGATCTGAAAGACATCCACGATAAGTATAAAGCCAAGGTCGGTGGACGCTGGAAGAAGAACGCCCCTGTGGGTGGTCCTCAATACATGGTCGGAACCGCCCTGTATTTGCAGGCATATATCGCCGAGCGCCAACTTAAGGTAGGTTACACTAAGGCCGGTTGGGCTGCGGTTCTCCGGATGATTCCCCCGCTTATCAGTTCTAAGGGAAACGCTCGTAAAGTTGGCGTTTACGATGCACCTTGGGTAGATCGTAACATGACGTCTATGGGTCAGTTCTCTATGAGCCAGACCCCAACAGGTACCTCCATGACTGCCACTAATCTGATCGGGAACATCAACAACGTTGCAACTGAGGCCAACACGGTGAACCTTGTCTACGGCAACCGAGTTAAGCAAATTAACGCCACCGTCCAAGCACGAACTCGCGACGCTACCGACCGCGCCAACCGCAAGAAATAACACTTTATGGGCACGAAATCCTCACGTCAAATCCTCGAAGCGGCTATCGCTTCCCACCTCTCCGCTCAGACCGAACTGGCCGGAGTGTCCATCTACACTGGCGACGGTGCAGATACCAACGTACTGCCCAAGGCCATTGTCCTCTGCGACTCGGCCCGAGCGCCTAACGATATGCCACAGGGTCTGGGTAACTACTCCTGCGGGACGCGAATCACGGTCTTCTCCTCTGCCGACGATAACACCCTAGCCCAACACCGGGCACGTTGCGCTGCCGTTGCCGGGGCGATGCAGGACCTGACGGCCATACAGGCTGTCTTCGTGGCTGGGGGCGATGCCCTCTGCTATGACGTCACCCCCCAGTCCGAGGACGAAGGGGTTAACGAACGCTCCTGGGCGTCCGTCTTCAGCTACGACATCCTGATCGTGGTTAACCCCCAGCCCTAACCTTACCCCTAAAACAATAGGTATACCATGTGTGCCGCAATCGTGCAGGGAATTTCAGCCATCTATGGCGTGGGAAACACCACCGTTAGCAACGCCGTGGTGCAAAGTTATACCAATGACGGTGAGTTCAACGCTGAGGCCACTATCGTTGATGAAGACGGCCTTACGGTTGCTTGGCGCGGCGACGATCGCAAGACCCAAATTACGGTTGAGCTGATTGCAAAAAGTACGTCCATGCCTGTCCTTGGCGCTGCTTTTACTGTGGGAATTAATACCGACAGTTCTTACACCAGTGGTTCGGCTGCTCAGGCCTTTTCTGGCTGGGTGACGAAGATTTCGGATAAGGGAAGTAACAAGGGTTATTCTTCCATTACGGTCACTGCCGTCGGCTACGAGGCCGTTGTCTAACCGATGGAACCGCGCTGCCTAAGCGCGTTCACGGACCCATGCCGCCTCAAGCTGCTTGGCAGGTTCGTTGACCCATTCTCCCTGCTTCGTCGCTTGCAGCTGGAAGCGGTCGAGTCTCCGTTCGTTTCGCCCGGTAAGGACGTCCGTCCGCTGGACCTTCTGATCGCAGTTAAAATCTGTGCCGGTGAGCCTATCGGGAAACTCAGCCTAAAGGACTACCTCTACCTCGGACGCATGAAGTCCAGCGAAGTCTACTTCGTTAAGCAAATGTGCCGCTTCACCGAGTTCGTCCTGATTGAGTCTTGGCCTAAGTTCTGGGAGAAGAAGGCCAAGCACACCAACACTACCGGGATGCCCTGGATATTAACCGTGGTCTGTAACCTAATGAACCATGGGGTATCCGAAGAGCGCGCGTGGACCATGCCGGAGTCGCAGGCCATCTGGCTTCACTCATGCTTTGCAATCAGCGAAGGAGCCGACATGAAGGTATTGACCAAGCAAGACGAAGACCTGATCGCCAAACTCGAAACCGAAAACCCATGAGCAACGTCATTCAATTTAGCATCACCGGCGACACTAACGCCGAGC